GGGTTCACTAGGTTAACACCAGAAACAGTTGGGTGAGTTGTACTACAAAGTGGTACTCCGTCTCCTCCGAGTTGAGTTGTACTAAACGCACTGTTTAATATCTCAGCTCCTTTAACTTGTTTTGTGTTAGCCATTGAACGTGCTAACGCTCTTGCGTATCTATTACCAAGTCTGTCGTACAGATTATCTTCAATTGCTTCCTCAGTAATTGCGAATGCTAGTGCAACTGTTTGGTGTGTGTATCTAGCGGTGAACGCTTCTTTTGCGTCATCGAATACAACTGAAGCACCTTCAGCTTTAGTAGATGCACTACCAAAGCCAGTTAGCATTACTTCTTCTTCGAAAGCTCTGTCTGATGTTTCTGTTTGAAAGATCTCAGCAGTTTCGTTTTCGTACCTGTCATACTCTAGTCCAAATAGAGCATTCAAACCAGGCTCTAGTTCTTTAACTAGCTGTGCTCGTGATATAGCCATAATTTAATCTCCTCTATTATGTTTGACCAACAGTACCAGACTTGTACGAATGGTTATTGATAACTACCAATACATTCACGCCTGAAGCAGCTGTTATATCAGAATTTTCAGGATCCTGAGATATGTCTACTGCTTTTAGCACAAATGTAGAAGATGAATCTGCTGTAGCAACATCAAGACTCTCTCTTGATTGTCCAGATAAAGTATCTCCTGTGCCTGCATTAATTTTATAATTTGCAAACAAATGAGAAACTGTGAAAGTTGCGTCCGCGTTTATTTCGTACACAACGTCTGGTCCATCAATTACTTGAGCCATAATATCGTTAGCAGATATTGTTCCAGGGTAGTAGTTTTTAAATGTCGGCTTTTGAGTTGTAGGATCAGTGTAGAAAACCCCATTGAAAACACCAACAACAGGATTATCAGAAACACCTGCTAATTGGATAGTTCCATTTAGCGAAGTTTTTACTAAGTCACCTTGGAATATCGCAGTTCCATAATTTTTTAGGATACGATATCTGTTTTGTGCTCCATTGTAGGGAGTTCCATCTAACTGTCTAGCAGCTCTCAGACCGAAATTGCCTGTTTCATTTGCCATCGTTATTGTCCTCTACTTTAGTTTGTTAATTTACTGATAGTGATAACAAAAAAATTACTTTTTCGAACCACCACCAAAGGTTACCCTCGATTGCCTTTCAATATTGATTGGCATCTCAGGACGCTGCTCCTTCATAAGATCATTGTCAACCGCTTGTATTTGTTCGCGAGTTCTATTCTCGAAATATTCTTTTCTCGATTGCATGACCTCTTCCGGTATCCTTGCAAGCACATGGCCACCAACCCCGATGATCCCTTTATGTTTTCCTTCCTGAATCGTTGGATAGTCATGAGGACCGATCTCCTTCATTACGGTTTCGGCTCTCACAAACTCCCAACCTTCCCTTAAAGCTTTTGATACATTGGCAGAATCCATGAAACCCATAGTCTCTGCTCTAATCCATCTTTGTACCATGCCTTGCGGTGCAGGCGGAGCATCTAAACTTGATGGAGGAGTCCAATCTGTTTTTCTTTTTTTCTTTTCTCGCATTTCAGACTCGCGCGATGACGTTGTATTATTTTCTTTTTTGTTCATAATATCTCCTATTTAACGTATTTCGCGTATTCCTCTAGTGGCACCCCTAATTTTTTAGCTATCGCTACCTGTGATTTGGTGAGTCTCACAGTCTTGCGTCCACTTTGGTTACGCACTGCAGGTGCAACGGTCTGGACGGGTTGCCTTTGCGCCTGTGGTTGATCAAACTTATTAGGAAAATAATTCTTAATTCGTTTGTTCAGTTCATTATAATACTCATCCGAGTCTCCTACAACCCCACTTTCAATTAAATTTTTGTGGATTGCTATAGCTGCGTCATGCATAACATCGTCCTCATTAAACCAAGAGTTTTCTTCTGCCCATCTTTGAGCTCTTAAACTTGGTTGTGGTTGGTCAGTTGTCGGTTGAGTCGCGGGAGCAGACTCTTGTGGAGCTTGCTTCGCTTCTTGTTCTCTCAAAAACTTAGTTTGCGATAAACGTTCTTTTTCTATCGCTAATTGGGTTAGTTTTTGATTTGCATCAACTATTGATTTTGCATCTTGTCCCTCAATTGCTTTTTGCAATAAGGTATTCGCTGCAACTTCGTCAGTTTGAAGTCTTTTTTCAAATTCACTTAAGTAATTAGCCTCCATTTTAGGATACTTACTTTGGAATTTGTTAATTTCACTTTTTAAACCTTGAGCATATTGTAAAGCAGCTTCGGCTCTTCTGTCTGCTTCTCGTCTATCTCTAGTTAATTTATTTATTCTTTTTTGAACTGAATCAGATGCTTTGTTTAAATCAAAACCGTCATTATCTTTATCCGTTTCAACATGAATAGGCGTTTTATCTCTATTTATCTCAGCACCTTCTGGTTCTAGTTCCTCTTTTTGTAGATTAACTTCTTTTGACTCAGTTTCGTTTTTAACTGGTTCTACATTTATGTCTTGTGACTTAATACCATCTGTATCTAAATCTACTTCAACATCTCCTTTATTTAGCTCTGTTCTTGCCATATCTTCTCCTAATATAAGTGCAGTATATCCTCTGGATTACTGATGGTTGCGATGATCTCATCATCGTTTAGTATTCGAACTTCCGCTCCCTCTATTTTAAAACGTGAGCCAGCATATCTGCCGAAAATTATCCAGTCCCCTTCCTTGCACCATGGACCAGTAGAAAATTTATCTGTATCTTTATAAGCTAACGGTCCAAGTTTTAATACATAAGCACAAACTGTAGTCATCTGTATTGTTTCTGCAGTTTGATCAGAAAGAATAACTCCACCTTTAGTTTTTTTAGGTCCACTATACGGTAAAACTAACACTCTATAACCAGTTGGTTGAGGTAATCTTTCCATTGAAGATTTTTCAATTGATGTAGGGTCTAAAAAAAGTTTTTTAACTTCTTCTTGTGATTTGTAGGCGTTCAATAAAGCAGGTTCGTGCTTATTAACTTCCTTAGGTTTCAGTTTCATTTGGCTCCTGTTTCTTTAGCAGGTCTTGTAAGTCCCTGTGCAGATCCTCTATGGATCTGAGCTGTCCTATTATATACTTATACTCCTCAAACGTGTCAACTCCTAATTTAAGTTTTTCAGTAAGAGCCTCTGACTTGGGTTCTAGTATTTTTTTCTGAATAAATTTAATTGTTGAGTAATCCACACCTACCTTTTTTTATATTTTTCTCTCCAATATTTGGCTCTTTCAAGTCTTCTTACTCTCATTTCTAGATTAGTATATTGATAAAATATTACCATTTTTAAAAACAAAAAAAATCTTTTTAACATTTCCATCTTCTTCTTGCTTGTCTTATTCTTGAGTTTGGATCATTTCTAGTTTTCGCACTAGCTCTTTTTAACTGACCTAATGACCTAGCACAATAAGATTTTCTTCTTTTTGCAGCTTTTGATCCTGGTTTAACATCTCCTGTAACAGCAGTTTTTAGCTTTGATCCTGGATTAAGTCTCCTGTAAGCTTTTACTCCAGCTCTTGTCATTCCAGCACCAGCTTTTGTAGGTCTAAAATTTCTTTTATTTCTAGCAGGCATGCCACCTTTTTTCATCTCAGCTATTCTTTCTAATTTTTCTGCTTGCGATGCATGAGCTTTTGAAGCTTTTTTTAATTTACTAGCAACCTGTAAAATACCGCCTTTGTCTTTTTTTATTGGTTGCTTACCAATATTATGTTGTCTTCCTTTATAATCTACATAAGTATCAGTTTTTATAAACTTCTTTTTACCAATAGTATCTTGTTTTGGTTTTTTTATACTTCTTTGTTTTCCAAAAACATCAACATAAATGTCTGGGTTAGATTTTACAAATTTACCTTTTGAAAATTTTTTTCTAAAACCTACACCTTTAAAATCTTTTGATATATCTAAAAATATTTCTGATTCAGGCACAATGTTTGGTAAATATTCATCATCTGCTTTAGCTCTACTTATTCTTACTGTTGGTCCTTTTCCAGATTTACCAATATTTTTTATATCTTTTCCAGTAAAATATTCTTTACCTTTTGGAGGAGTAAAACCAAAAGCATAAGAAATAATATCATCACTCATAGATACCTCATTCTTGTTTGATCTATTATACCACCCTGCATTTTTGTAAATGTTTTGACGTTTGTTGGTTTAGGACCGGTGTTAT